AGTGTATTCTTCTGATTTGTCATAATGTTGATATTTAATGTTATTGTAAGGATCAATAGCAACGTGTTTATACAAATTGGGTTTGTGATCACGCACTGCATCCATAATGATTTTAGAACCAAGTCCTTCTCTCAGTCCTATCTCACAAGTCAATGTGGCTCTGTCTATTTTTGCTTCGCCAATATGTTTTGTGATAAGGTGATACTCAGAAGAATCACCTTTAATCATTTAACGCCTATAAATTTCTTACCTGTCATTTGGATATCCTTAATTCCTTTGATATCACTTTTTACACCATTTTCTCTATGAGGGCAACCAATTAAATTACCATCTTTCATCCCTTGTGGTTGAGGTCCACTCTCAGGAGGTGGTCCAAATGCCTTACCACCAGTTTTTCTTGCAAAGGGGTTGTGTTTATAGTTTTTCGGACCTCTTTTTAACATCGGGCTTGTGCGTATTTTATAATTTTCCCTTAAAATCCTATCTTCTTCTGTTATTTTTTTTATTTTTTTGTACTGAGGAGGATCTGAAGCTAAAGTGCTGTAATCATATTTATCACGATCAATAAGATCGCCATCTCTATCATAAGTTTCATAATATTTTGTTAATGCTTTTTTTTCAGGACTAGGTTCTGGCAGTTCAATCATATTATTCCTGAATCCTAATTTTCTAAGTTTATCACTCACTTTTATTCTCCTCGTTTTCTATTTTTCTTTCAGTTAAGTCTAATTTTTCGTCAGCTACCCTAATTCTTTCAGCAGAGGCAGTTTCAGCATCTTCTCTTTTCATTTTTTCTAGATCTATTTTTTGTTCAAACTCCATTGTTTTTCTTTGCTGATCCTGCTGCTCTTCCATAGCTTTTCTTTGCATATCCATAGCTCGTAAATCAAGTTCTCTTGATTTTAGTGCTACTAATGGGTCTTGTTGTTGTATGCCTTCAGCTTCAACTAGCTCTTTTGTTATAGCTGCAACTTGTAAAGCAATCAAAGACTCAGTCTCAGCTTGAAATGCTTCCATACTTGTCTGTTTTAACTGTTGTAAACTTTCATCCTGCATAACCATAGCCATAACAACAGCTCGTGCTTTGTATGAAATGTGTTCTGATATGTGAGCTTGTAATAATGCGTATACCATCGGGTTTGATTGAACCATTCTTGACTTAATAAACGATGCGTGAGCTAAAATGTGTGCATCGTGGTTTTGAAATGGAAAAGCTCTTGGCACAACCATCTGTAATGCCTCCATATTCTCTATTGCTGGGTCTTTTGGTTGAGGTTCTGGCTCAGGTTTTAGTAATGTATCTATATTTTTTGTGCCCATTGCCTCATAAACTCGTCTATAAGCCTCTCGTAGGTTGTGCATCTGTGGATTTGACTGCGCAACCTGTAATTGTTGGCTTGCAAGTGTAATTCTTTGCGATAAAGAGAAGATATTTGGGTCTGCAACAGGAATTACGTCAATTTCTTCACTAAAATCCTCTAATTTTACAAGTCTGTTACCCCCATACACTGCATAAGGGTACAATGGAGGCAAATATTCAGCGAAAACTTTGTGTAAAAGTCTAAATTCTTGGCGCATCGCATAGTATAAACGCTTGTGAATGGCACTCATCACCCTAGAACCACGTTCAAGTAGTGCTAAAGTTGATCCGACTGCTCTATTTTGCTTATCTTCACCTACTTGCATATCAGCAATGGCTGCAAACTTCTGACCTGCTTGTACAACAAAGCCTAAAAGTTGAAAAAGTGTGCCACTTGGCTCTTTAAAAGGTAAAATCTGAAATTGATCTTTAATATTACCACCTGGTGCATCAACATCTCTAAACTCTCCTGGTTGAAAAGGTTGATCATCGTCTCTAATTCGTATACCTCTTGACTTAAAACCTGCTGGTAAATTACTAAGTGTGCCTGCATCTAACAATTGACGAAGAGCTGCTGTTGCAGTTCTTGATAAACCACCAATCATATGAATCAAACCAAATCCGTAAAACCCAAGACCCGGTAAAAATTTATAATGTACAAAATATTCTTTACGGGTAAACAATGGATCATCAGGTACAAAATTTCTATAAATGGAAAGTATCTCTTGTGAACCTTCATCGATAGTTACTATATATGGGACTTTTACATTCTTGGCATCTGTTTCGCCAGACAAATCTTCTGGATCAAGATCAACGTGCATTTCTAATATGTTGTACTGATAATCAGATTCGGAGTTTTCTACACCCTCTAACTCATTGTATTTATTCTGTACATCATCGTCCATATTATGTGGGTTTATTTCAACGTCACGATAAAATCCACTTTTTTGTTTTTTAATAACATCATTTTCTGACATTTTTATGATATGTGTGATACGTTCTGCTTCTTTTAAATCACTTGCATAGTAAGGAACTACTAAATCCTCAGCTGGTATGAATTTACTTACAGCGCGCTGTAAAATCTCATCGTAATAAATTTTTTTAAATGTAGACCCTGCTAGTGGTAGGTAAAATAACATCTGATCAAACTCAGGTGTATACTCCTCCATCTTTTCTGTAATCATATAATTCATAAACTCTGAAACTCTTTGAGCTTGTGATTCTCTTTGAGGTGTTCTGTCTCCAACAATTTGACTTTTTACCGGTCCATCAGCTGGTAGCAATTCTCTGTATGCTTGTGCTTGAAATTGTGTGACACCCTCAGCTAGTAAGGGATGTGTGACTGAACTAGCTCCTCTAAATATTTGACCCTCGTCATTGTATTTAAAACCAAGTAAATCTAATCCAGATGTGTAGGATTTTTCCCAATCACCTCTTGATTCTTTATCTTTTTTGTAATCAGTAACGAGCTGACTTGATAATCTTCCAAGCACAGTAGCATCAAGCTGTTCGGCAATATTACTGAAGAAATCATCTTCTTCAGGCATCTCCTCTTCAACAGGTTCGTCGGTAGGTTCTTGAATTTCTACATCAACAGGGTCAACCTGTTCTTCTAAATTTTCTTCATCATCCATTAGTATAACCTTGTTGGTTTATTTCTAGCAAGTTTAACAGGGACTTCAACAAAGTCACCTTTATTATAACTTCGTTTTGATATTTCACGAACTGCATCGGAAATACTATCACCAGGTATTGAAAACATTTTACCTCTTTTCTTGTCTGCAGCTGCAAGTGCTTTGTTCTTTTTTTGAATATCAGAAATTAAATTTGGTGGACTTATACTTTTAACATTCTTCCCTTTTTTAAAAGGGTTCATATCTCCTATTATGTCATAAGCAAAATCTGTTTGTATGTCGTCAATAATATCTTCTTTTGTTATTTTTGCCATAGGTTATCCTACCATTTAAAAAGGTCTACGACTAGACCTCCCTCTTTCTTGTAGATTTTCATTCGTGCTTCTTTCATAGCTGGTGTAAGCTTTAAAGCATAGGTTGTAAAATAATTTCTAGAATCACCAGGTGACATACGATCTACCCTTGTTGCACGATCCGCAATTTGTGCCAACTCTTCTCTCGTGCTACCAGCGTGCATTATCTCAATTGAATCATCACTTGGACCCGTAGCTTTTTTATTAAAAGCTAACCTTTCGTCCCAATTTGGAATTGTTCTAAAAGCTTTATGTTCTTTATAAGGATCACTTTTCGCCACTTTAATTAATTTTACCTCACTATCATATTCTTTAGCAAGTCTTCTAAGTATTGTCATCAGTACAGAATCAGGTCTTGGGTTTGTGTCAACTTTTACATTTGTAAAGTCTTTAGGAGTTGAGTAAATTCTTTTGACACCTTGCACACCTGGAATCCCCATCTTACCATCAGAAGTGCCATAAAATTCCCAGTTACCTAAACGACCTCTTGCTCCTGCTACAATATCACCTTCTAACTTAGCAGCTTGTGTTAATGTGGTTGGTGCAATACCAAGCCATTGCACATTATCTTTCTCAGCTGGTATTTCTTTGATTAGTTGCTTTATAAAAAAATCACCATAGTTTTCCCTATCGCTTTTCCCCCCGTGCGCAAATGGCACAAACGAAGTCTTGTTCTCATCAAGCATTCCTGCTTTTGCTCTCATAGCTTGCAAAGCATCAAGACGAGCTTGATTATCGTTTGTTTCTTTTCTTAATTTTTCAACATCCAATCGGTTTCTATTTGCCGGATCTGCTGTGTAATTAAAAAGTCTTTTTGCACTTTTGTTTACATCATCCATAGCTTCATTAGTCAACACTCTTATCTCAGCTGCACCCATAGGATTGATACCACGAACATAACCCTCTTTACGAATGAGGTCAGCATTTTTAGCAGCAATATCAGATTGTATTTCATTTACAATTGCAATCTTACCGCCGTGAGGTCTACCACTTGCTGGATCTAAATAATCATTATACTGATATCGAATATGACCAAGTGCATTATTAGTTGGGCTGCCTAGTCCTCCGTGTGCAGTAGTGTGTTCTTTTGGTAGTTTTTTTTGCACTATAATCATTTCTCTGTAATCATCTGCTCCTGGTATTCTATAAGACGCTTGCGATGATGCCGCGTGAAAACTATTTGCTTGACTTCTGCTTGCAGAATCCATAAGTTTTTTTCTCATAATCCCTTCCATCTTTTCAATAGCCTCTTTACCTTTCAAAAGGTTTTGATTTTTTCCTTCAAACTTTTTTCCGTGTTTTAAAAATAAATTTGTAAGCTCTAAGGGAAACCTAAACTCCATCTTATCTAGCGTAAATCTGTCGCCTCCCTCACCTTGGTCAACTGCGTTTAGCAAACCTCTTTGATACGGAAACCTTACACCTTTTATCTGTTTGCTGACGTTATCAATTATATCTGTTTCTGATTTTGTTAACTTTACTCCTGCTTTACCAAGTTGCGGTTTTATTTCGTCAAGATAGCTTGCGTAAAATTTTTGATAATCTACAAGGTCTTGTTTGACTGATTGATCCAAATAATTCTTTAAAACAAAAAATCTATTAGCTGGGTTTCGTTTGATTTGTTTGAGTAAAGTTAGTTTTGATAAGGGTTGCTTTGCTTGTTCAGATGCAAAAAGTAATCCACCCGCAGGTTTGCCTTTGTCATCAAAGTGTAATAGATTAGTGTCCGCTAACTCCTCTTTAGTTATATTCTTTCTAACATTCTGATAACCCGGCATAATATACTTACCTTGATCTTTTGTTACTAGACCCATCCAATACGAACCCGGCATTTTTCTTGTGCTTGTATCTCCAGCAACCACATCAAATAAAGAAGAACCAAACTGGCTTTCGGGTTCTACAAAGTTACTGTTTCTAATTTTTTCAGCTTGTTCTTTATCTGTAAAAGGTCTGTTCTTTGTCCCACCAAAACTCAAAGGTTTGGACACTGCATTCTTTTGCAATTTCTTATAAAGATTAGTTAAACGATAATCCTCAGCTTCTGCACGACCACCTGGCGAAAGAGTCGCGAGCCCTTGTTCTTGTTTACTTAATGCTGGTAAGTTAGTCTTAGTTATCGGATCAGGGTCCTTGGCTAACGACTCAGCTGCTTCAGTTTGTGTTGGTTTAGGAGCTCCGTAAAACTCATCGTATTTTTTAGCTGCTTTTTTAAACAGCCCTAATATTCCTTTTATTGCCATCAGTAATACCTATACTCTTTTGGTGGTCGATCTTCGTTATCTACATAGTCTGAGTATAACTCAACAAAGTTGCCTTGCCTATACCTTAGCAAAGCTTGGGTTGTAGAATCGACATAATCGTCATTTGCACCATTGGGAAAAGCTGCACACTCATCAATAACATCTTCTGCAAATTTTTCACCAAAGGGAAACCAAACTTGTCCTGCCTCAAATATTGGTGCGACCACATTTACACGGGTATGTTTGTCATTACCACGAGTAGGAACAAAAGGTACAACAGGTATACCCATTCTCCTAAACTCTTGTGACAAAGGTTCACCACTTGCTTTTTGTTCTATAACAATTGTTTCAGGTTCCCAATACTTATAAGTGTCTAAAGCCACAGCTTTCAGCTCTGGAAAATCAAACTTACCCCGTAACGCATCGAGTAAAATTATATGGGGAGACCCGCCCTCCTCAGGAGAAAATATACCCCACGTTGTAATAGCAGAATAGTCAGCAGTTTCTTTTTTACTAAACGCTGTATCATAACTTTGAATAACGTGTATCAGATTTGGTGGGTGCCCCTTCCAGGGTCTCCACCATTCTCGTTTTAAAATTGCACCTTCTTCACTAGTAGGATTCTGCATATACTGAGCTGACCAATTACGAATGGGTACAGACGCTTTTATC